AAATTCCGCCATCGGTCTTGCCTTTACCACGGTAGGGAAGAATGAGCAGTCGCCAGCCGGTAGGGCTTGGCAGTCTGTCTAAGAGAGACCCTGTTATAGCTTCAGGGTCTAATACCTTATCGGTAACGTCTTTATAAGCGGAAGCAATGTTTTCTACACCTTCCGCAACCTCTGTGAGGTCAATCTTTGCGTCAGTCATTTGATCGCTCCTGTTTTTCTAGCAGGCCCTTGAGTTCCTGTTCCACGTGATTTAGGGCGGTTAAATTGCCCATAAGCTCACGATACTGCTCCATGTTCTTGACATTGTCGTATAACAACAAGTCTTGAACTGCCCCCCGCCGATCTTTAATTATCCGAAAAACGGCTTCGGCAAAATGTATTTCATCCAATCGTATATCTCCGCATTAAATCTGATATAGTATTATACCATCTCTAATGCAAAGTCACGAGTTTCTTTATTCCTGCGAAGCCAACCCTTGCCAAAAGTGTCAAAAGTACGAAGGCTCCGGTAAAACTCCTCCCGCTCCTTAGTTACGTCTTCAATGATTTGAGCCGCGTCAGCGGCGTTTACCGCCGCAACAGTCATAGGCCCTATTGCACCGTCTACTGTCGCTCCTGCGGCCTTCTGTAGAGCTTTAGCAGCCCTTCCCGGCCCGCTGTTCACAGCCCAGTCAAAAATGCAGAAATCTACCCCCGCTGGAAGCTCGTCTCCACGAATACGATCCCAGTAACCTGTCTTGTATATCGTCTGAACGTGGTCATCGGGGATGTTTTCAAGCTCACTCACATCTTCTAATGGCCGATCCAAAAAATCAGCGTAAGTCTTGTGCGTGATACCCTTGTTAGTAGCGCCACCCGGATCATTCGGGTGGTCTACAAAACCGCCTTCATGGTGCAACACCATATCGAGGCTTTTAAAAAAACTGGCTTCCATTATCTACCTTTCATGTATTTGCTTACAGCACGGTTACCAAACCAGAAAGACATGATCGCCGCAAACAGACCCTGCGTCTCTGGAGACCACATGAGCTCTACCGCATCCTTCCAGTCACCGCCGCTTTCAAGTACCTTCACAATGATGACGGCTTCCGTAGCTACAAACATCAAGAAGAAGGCATAAGTAATAACAGGGCGAACACTGCCGCGAAGAGCGTTGACAAATCCCCCAGCGTCAATACTTCGATCATGCTCGTATATCCCCTTTGTTTCAGCGATATCGGCTTGCTTGTCGAGCTCTTGCAATTTGAGCGCGGAGCGTTTCTCCATCAACTCCGCTTCCATTTTCATGGTCTCTAGCTTTTGCTTGTGCTCCTGACCCGCCTTGAAGAAATTCAGCACCTCCGGCAGAAAACTCGTCCCGAAGCCCAACAGGCTCCCCAATAGGCTCATCATCGGTTTTACTCCTTATCCTTGCATTAGCTTCCGCAATACGAAACTTCAAGTCCGCTATGCGCTGCTCCAAATCCATTAGTACACCTTTACCACATCTGGGTTGACTTGTCGCGGTAGACAATAAGAAGTGACCCTGTCCCGCGGATCAATGTACTGCGACGACACATAATTTCCATACCTTTTTGTCGCCTGTGATGCAAAGTAGTTACACTCCGTAATCGAATAAAAATACATATTCCCGCTTTCTAGCTTACGGAAATCACCTGTTCCCAAGTAAACCAGTAGCAAGAAGGCATCTATCACTTTCTACTCATCCAAGCAGCGGTGCCCATATACGCGCCAACAATGCCTGCTCCGCTGATATAAAATAAATTACTAATATCGCTAAGAGCCTCCACCCGCTCAATCGGAATAAAGAACATTGCCGCGGTAAAAACCCCCATAGCTATCAAAGTAAACCTCGCCATACGCAACTGAGCCAAACTTTTACGTAATTGACGCTCTGTTTCTTTAATCAGCTTCGCGTGTTCTAGCTCCTCGTCAGTGACTACCCCGTCACCGTCCATATCATACTGGTCAAAACCACTGTTTTTTTCTAATTTCTTTTGAGCCATAGCTCACTACTCCCATTTAGTTATCTTGCGGTCTGAATTAGGGCTGTATTCACACATATATGACCGCGGACAAAATTCCGTGATTATCATAGACTCTGTCGTGTTGTTTGCCCCCAAATAGTAACAATGCCACTCATTTTTTACTTTTTCGTATTTAGCCAACCGGCACTCCACCCAAGCAGTGTCCGCCTTGGCCTGACTGGCCTTCAAAAACATTATAAATCCAATCATAATAGCCGCCCCAAGGCCCACCATTACAATCCAAGCAACCACCTCAACAAACTTTTGCCTCCGCTCACGTTGACGATACAACGTGTCCTGACGTTGTTTACGGATTTGACCCTCCATACGTATTAACTCATCCCATTTAGACTTGCCCATAGTCAGGCTAATCCATTGCTGGAGTTCATAACGCTGAGCTTCCGCCTTCTGTTTAGCAGCAAAAGCCTCAATAGCTTCCTGCTCAACACTCTTTCCACTTAGAATTTTCTTAAAAATCGGCGGGTTTTTTGCTTCTTTATTTGCTTGCTCAATATCAGAAAGAGCGCCCATCCATCTGGATAGATCGCCCGCCATCGACTCAATGTCTCTTCCGACTGCAAAGCCTTTTTTAAGTGCTCCAAAAGCGGCAGAAGCTGCCGCCAAAGCTGATAATGGTTCCATAAATAATTCCCGTATTCATGTTTGTTTTTCCCTGTCACGCTCCTCCAGCAATGCTTGAGCCCCCAAGTAACAGTATTAGCTACAGCCGTTGTAACCACCACCTTTTACCGCAGCACCCATGCCACGAGCCGTCTGGCGGCTCATGCTAGTTGGAACCTTTACGTCCGCTGTCTTGCCGTAAGGAATACGACCCTGATTGTCAATCTGGGCATATTCAGCCGCTTTTGGGGCCGCCCCCGGCTTATTTGTTACAATTTTAACTACGCTTTTCATTCTAGTCTCCTCGCTGTTTAAGCATTTCACGTTCCATAGCAGACTGAATGCGCTTGTCCGTCTGCCGCTCTTGCGCCGCAAGCCGCTGCTGGAACTGATCCGCCCGCAACCTTTGGTTCTGTGCATCCAAGTTGAGCTTCGCTTGGTCATTCTGTGCATCCGCCTGTTCGGCCTGTGCCTTAATCTGAAGCTCCTGCTCTTTGAGTTGTACCAGAGGATCAGGCCCTTCACCCGATACCTGCTGTGACATCTGCTTGACCATCTGCATACCTTCCGCAATAAACTGTGCAGTAAGTCCCTCAATTTGCAGCATTTCTTCCTCAGTAGCCGCTTCACCACCCGCCGCCTGACGGCTCTGGATAAACTGAACCGCCGCCCGCTCACGCGCTGCAATCCTTACGTGCTCCATAATGTGCTTCTGCAAAGCCATTGCAATAGCAGGCATACCGGCAACCATCGGCGTCGAACCGAAAACCATATGCGCCATAATATGCGCCTCATGCTCCTGACCCTCAAAAGCCTGCAATGGAACCATGTCCATCGAATCAATGTTCTCCTGTGCAGGGTCTTTAGGTGTCGGCTCATCGTCCGGAATCCGCTTCATAATCCGGTCTACATCCCGTACACCAAGCGCATCGTACATATCACGATACACCTCATACATATTGTGCATCTCCGGAGCCGCACCAGCCAACTGCAACTTGGTCTGAGCCAAAGCAATACGCTGAGATTGCGAGAATACGTTAGGATCAGACACCGGAACTACGTCTATCCGGTCGTCAAAATCCGTCCGCATCACCGTAGCGTCCGCACCCTCTACAGAATACGGATATTCCTGCGGCAAACTCTCACTCATCACACGAGCTAGGATTTTAAACTCCTGCTTCATGCCGTAATGAAGCCGCTTATGCACCGCGCTCATCACACGAGAGCCCTGCTCCAGCATCGCAATAGTCGTTCCGACCGCCGCGCCCTGATTTCCGTCGCCAACCTTCATGTCAGTAATGGTCGCGAACCGCTGACCAGCATCAACAACAAAACCCAACAGCGCAAATAGCGTCTGGTCAGGCCCCTTGAATGGCAACGGCATCAGGCTGTCACGAATAGCCCCTCCGGGAGCGTCCACATCGCGGAACTCACCGGGCTGAAGCGGGTCATCGTCATCTCTGATCCGTAGTCCGCGGGCTTTGAAACCCGCTGGGAGGTTGGACAACGTACCAGCGTCGATCAACTGCCTCAGTGCCGCCGTGGCGGTGCGTGACAACCCGCCAATGGTGTGAATAAGACCCAAACCATAGAAACCAAAGCCCGGAAGGAACTTAAAATGCACAAAATATGCAATTTTGCGCTTCAGTTCATCGTCTTCGCGGTAATTACGCCTAATCGCCAGAATTTGCCCGTTGTCCTGACTAATTGTGACAACATATGGTACTTTAATGCCCGTCGGCTCACCGTCCTCGTCAACATCCTCATACCCGTCAATGTCCAAATCAACATGACACTCCAAAATGGTGCAGTCATAGTCAATCTGTGTGGGCGAAACACCGTCAATACGGTCCAACTCACTGTCCACACTGTCCATTTCCTCTTGGGCCGGGATCACCGGTATGTCCAAATAGAACCCAGCTACCTGCTTCTTACGCAAATCGTTCAACGACATACGCAAAACCTGCGTAATGTTAGGACAAGTGTCCAAATCAGCCGTGTCATACGGCACAACAAGGTGCTCAGCCGGGATAAACTTGCTTACCGCACGGCCCATTGTTTCATCATAGTAAACTTTTTTGAATGTGCTGCCCGCCAAGGGTAAATAAAACAGCATCTGGTCCATGTCAGGCGTGTAATCTTCCATCACACTCGTGACATAATAATTCATAAACTGCCTTACGCGCTGAGCTTGGGACTGCTTTTCTCTGGTCTCGCTTCCCATAATAGTAGTTCGCACGGGGCCGCTGGCTGGCAACAACTCATTGAACGCCTGCGCCTGAAACTGCGTAGCCGCCTCGGCAAGCAACGGGTGCGTGACACCGGACGCACCCCGGAAAGGTTGCGTTCTCTCGTCGTAAGTGAATCCCAAAAGTTCCAAACCGTTAGCATAAGCATCTGCCCACTCCTGCCTTCCCGCCTTGTTGGCATCAAACTCACCCAACAACTCGCCAGCAATCCGCCCAAGCTCACGCTCCGGCATCTCTTCAGCCAAGTTCAGGTAAAAATCATCACTCATCCCACGCTGGTCTTCAGGATCAAAATCAATAGTAACACCACCATCTTCTTCCGGCGTCACCTCAATGTCCATGTTCTCCGCCATGCCCTCAAAAGCTACGACGTTGTCGTCCATGCTGCCCGGAACCTCTAGCTCCACTTCAGCGGCCAAATCCTCCGGATCAAGCTGCGACGGGACATTCTTGTCCACCATTCCAGCAATCGGTTTACGTGCCATTTAAATTCTCCTCTAAGCCCACCGTATCATAGACCCGCTCGTTTTTCTAGGCGCGTGGGCCGCGGGCCTAGTCGTACCTGTTAATATCAAAAAATCCCTGTGCATCACGCGGGAAGAAAATATCTATGCCCGTGTCCGGCGACTTAAAGCGCCTCTCCCCCGGCTCACGGCCCAAAACTACATCCAACTGGTCAAAAACCGCCTGATCTACCATCTTAGTTAGCTGCTGCGGCGTAGCATCTACACCAGCCTTTGCCAAAAGCTGTGCACCAAAAGCATTATTCCGCTTGTCCATCACAACATCCGCATCCGTCGCAGTGCCCAAAATAGGCATATAACGATCAAACATCTCTCCCAGACCGCCTACCTTGGTAGCTGTCTCAGGACCCATGTCCTTGGCCAACAAAGCTGTCTGCAACGCATGAGCCCGTGCATCTTCCAACTCC